AATTTTAGTAGAAATTTCTTTTTCTGTAGGAATATCATAACCAATTATCCACATAGGAGAAACTTCTAAGGCATTAGCTAAAATTTCTAGCTTATCCAATGGAATATTACGAATAGAACCAGTTTCATATCTTTGTAAAGTAGATTTGCTTAATCCTGTTTTATTAGCTAAATCTTGATAAGAAAGTTTTAATTCAATTCTTTTAGATTGAATTCTATTCATTATATCATTAAATTTTTTATCGTTAATTATATTATTCATTTTGTTCACCTCATAATTTAATTATAAAGTTATTTTTCATAAATGCAACGAAAATTTTGCAAAATATAAAAAAAAGTTGCATAAATGGGTTGACACTAAAAATTATAGATGTTATTATCTAATCATCCCAAATATGCAACGGAGGTGAGCAAATGATTTACAGCAAATTGAAAGGTATTATGAGAGAAAAGGGATATTCTCAAAAATTATTAGCTACTGAAATGGGAATGACAGTTCAGACTATAAATGCTAAATTGAATGGACGTACACAATTTACGATAGAAGAAGCTTTAAGTATTATTTTTATACTTAATATTGAAAAGCCAGGAGAAATTTTTTTTGAAGATAATATCCCAAATAAGCAACAAAAAGTAATTTAATAAGGAGAAAAAGTAAAAATGAATAACTTAATGAAGTTTGAAGATCGTAATGTAGAAGTATTTGAATTCAATGGACAAGTTTTATTTAATCCGTATCATGTAGCAGAATGTCTGGATATTACAGATGTAAAAAGTAGTATTAGAAATTTTAATGAAAAAAAGTAATTAAATTAACAAATTCTAAAATGCATGATATGCACTTTAGAAAATTACACAATACAGGAGAAAACTTTCTAACAGAAAGTGGGGTGTACAAGCTAATATTCAAATCTAAAAAGAAAGAAGCTGAGAAATTTCAAGATTGGGTTACTGATGAAGTGTTACCAACTATAAGAAAACATGGAGTTTATATGACAGAGAATACTTTAGAAAAGGCTCTTACAAGTCCAGATTTTCTTATACAGTTAGCAACTAACTTAAAAGAGGAGCAAGAGAAGAGGAAATTATTAGAGGAAGAAATTAAAACTAATGCTACAAAAGTAATATTTGCAGATGCAGTTAGTACAAGTCATACATCAATTTTAGTAGGAGAATTAGCAAAGCTATTAAAACAAAATGGGGTTGATACAGGACAAAATAAACTTTTCATATGGCTTAGAGAAAATGGCTACTTAATAAAAAGAAAAGGTTCTGATTATAATATGCCTACTCAAAGAGCGATGGAGCAAGAATTATTCGAGATAAAAGAAACACCAATAGTACATTCTGATGGTCATATTACAGTTAGTAAAACTACAAAGGTTACAGGAAAAGGACAACAATATTTTATTAATAAATTTATAAAGAGTGTGTCTTAAGGAGGAGATTTGTAATGGAAAAGAAGAGAAGAGCTAAAAAAGATTTTAATGTGATAATAGTAGATCCAGAAAAAATTAGTGAAAGATTAACAAGAGTAATAAGTGACTATATAAGCAATACTGTTATAGAAAGTAAGGGGGGAAGTAATGAAACAGATGCTATTAAATGTTAGACAAGCAGTAGTGAAACTATAGAACAATTAATTGAAGAAAGTAAAGAATTAGATATTTCTTAAGAATGAGGTAATATATGTTACTTGAATACTTAACGGAACTTAAAAATAGTCTATCAGAAGATGAATTTTATAGATTCATGAAAGATGTAACTAATGATATTAAGGTAAATAGAGTAGCTTTCAACAAAAAGACAAGTCAAGCAGAATTTAAAGATGTATGTAAAATTCTTTTAGAGGTTTTAGATAGATGTTAGAAAAAAATAAAAATCAAATAAAGTTTATTTATTAATTAGTCAAAATAAGTAAGTTGTATGGGAGATTTAGTTATTATGGATAAGCTTAAATATATTATTAAAGATTTAATTCCATGTAGCCAAGGTAAATTATCAGTGGAAGAAGCCTATAAAATAGCAAAGGACACAGAAGATATTTATCTTAATAGTAATTTAAATGATAAAGCAGCATTAAGACAAGCTATAACAAAATTTAATAAAGAAAAAGGAGAGAGAAGATAGTGAATATATTTTTGAAAAAATTAGAGCTTAAGAACTTTAAAGGAGTTAAGGAATTACAAATTGATTTTGGATCAGTAACAAGAATCAGCGGAGACAACGGAACAGGTAAAACTACTATAATGGATTCTTTTATGTGGCTATTGTTTGGTAAGGATAGTAAAGATAGAAAAGACTATAAGATAAAAACAATAAATGAAGATGGAGAAGAGATTCATGGATTAGAACATTCAGTTTTTGGTGAGCTAGATGTTGACGGAACATTAATTAAGTTGCAAAGAACTTATAAAGAAAGATGGACAAAACAAAAGGGACAGGCTAAATCAGAATTAAAAGGCCATACAACTGACTATTTAATAAATGATGTGCCTGCCGCAATGAAAGAATACAACGAGAAAGTGAATAATATCTTGGCGGATAACACTTTCAAGTTGATTACTAATCCACTTTATTTTACATCTTTAGATTGGAAAAAGCAAAGAGAAATACTTCTTGAAATAATTGGTGATGTAGATACAGAGAATGTAATTAATTATAACAAATCTCTTAAGCCATTAGAGAAGCTTTTGGGAAGTGATGATGTAGAAACATTAAGAAAGCAAGTTAAGGCTAAAATAACTAAAATTAAGGAACAAATTAAGGCTATTCCCAATCGAATTGATGAATGTAATCTGCAAATATCAAAAGAAGATTTTGAAGTTTTAGAAGAAGAGAAAAAGTCTTTAAAAGTAGAAATGGAAAATATCAATTCATTAATTAATGATAAATCTAAAGTTAATGAAGAAAAGTTAAAGCTACAGGATCAATTATATAAATTAAAAAACGAATATTCAGACAAGCTTAATCAAGCTAGAAATATTTTAAATGCACCTTTAAAAGAACTCCAATCAAAACTAAGGAATAATGCTTATAGTATTCAAGATATAGAACTTGAAATTGAAAGAGTAGAAAGAAAAATATTTAAAGCTAATGAAGGAATAGGTTTTAGTGAAGAAAGTATTCTTGAAAAAGAAAAAGAACAGGACAACCTAAGAAAGAGATTTAAAGAAGAAAAGGCTAAGACTTTTGAATTTGATGAAGATGCCAAATATTGCCCTACCTGCATGAGGGAATATGATTCTGAAAGATTAGATGAAATAAGAGAAGATTATATAGAAAAGTTTGAGAGTTATAAAAATACAGTTATTAACAAAATAAGAAATAAAGGCAAAGCATTGGGAGAATTAATTGAAAAAATCAAATTGACAATTGAAGAAGATAAAAAGTTAATAGATAAACATAATAGTGATTTAACTGAATTAAAATCTAAACTTGAAAATTTAAAAACAGAAGGTAAAACATTAGAAGAAAAACTTTCTAAATGTAATATTTCTAATGAAGTTACATTTGAAGGAAAAGAAGATTTAGAAAATAAAATCAGCTTAATTACTCGAGAAATTAAAAGCGTATCAGCAGATAATAATCTAGAGCTAAAAGCTAAATATAATTCATTAGCGTATAAACTTGATGAAATAAATGCGCAATTAGGGAAGAAATTCAACAATGAAAAACTTGCATTAAGAATAAAGGAACTTGAAAAGGAAGAAAAAGATTTAGCAATTACACAAGCTGAATTAGAAGGACAAGATTTCTTATGTGAAGAGTTTATTAGAACTAAAGTAGAACTTCTAGAGGGTAATATAAATAGAAAATTTAAGGGATTAACCTTTAAACTATTTGACCAACAAATAAATGGGGGATTAACAGAAACTTGTGAAGCTTTAATTGATGGAGTTCCATTTACTGCAGCTAATACTGCAAGTCAAATAAACGCAGGATTACAAATTATAAATACATTATGTGAGCACTATGATGTTACAGCTCCTATATTTGTAGATAATGCTGAAAGTGTAAATAACTTAGAGGTATGTAATAGTCAATTAATTAAATTGATAGTTACTTTAGATAAAAAATTAAGAGTGGAGGTAATAGATTAATGGCTAATAAAGAAGCAGGATTAACTTTAACAAAGGAAGATGCACTAAATAATGTAGTGGCAAAGATAGAAAGCTTAAAGAAAAACAACGATATAGTTTTACCAGCTAACTATAATGAAGCAAATGCAATTAATGCAGCATGGTTAATGTTGCAAGACGTTAAGTGTAAAGTGGGAAATGAATATAAACCAGCATTAGAAGTATGTAGTAAAAATTCAATAATAGAGTCTTTATATAATATGACAATACAGGGATTAAATCCAGTAAAAAAACAATGTTACTTTGTCCCTTATAGTGGGAAATTAACTCTAATGAGATCTTATATGGGTACTGTAGCAGTAACAAAGAGGTTAAAGGGTGTTAAAGATGTTAAAGCATTTGCTATCTATGATGGTGATAAATTTGATATGACGTTTAATAAAGATACTTACAATATAGATTTTGATTATGAGCCTAAATTCCAAAACATTGATAACAAGAAAATCAAAGGTGCATTTGCAATAGTAATTGGTGATAACGGAGAAAAGCTTCATACAGAAATAATGACTATGGAGCAAATAAAGAAGGCTTGGTCTATGAGTAAAACATATAAGAATGATTCAAAAGTTCATAATGATTTTACTGAAGAAATGGCAAAGAAAACAGTAATAAACAGAGCTTGTAAGAAGTTCTTTAATACAAGTGATGATAATGATTTATTAATCGAATCTTTATATAAAACTAATGATAGCTTAGAGGATAAATATAATCAGGAAGATATTATTGAAACCACTCAAGCAGAAGTAAAAGAAGAAATAAAGGAAGAAGCCAATAAAGAATTTATAGATGTTCCAGTAGAAGAAATACAACCTAAGGAAGTCGAAGCTGAAATAGTAAAAGAACCTTCAAATGAAGATGATGATTGTGACTTCTAATGATTAAAGTAATAGCAACTGGATCAAGAGGTAATTTTTATATTCTAGAAGCTGGAGAAGAAATTCTCCTTCTAGAATGTGGAATTAATATAAAGGATATAAAAAAGGCTTTAAATTTCGATTTAAGTAAAGTTGTAGGTTGCCTATTATCACATAGCCACAATGACCATTGTAAGGCTGTAGAAGAAGTTTTAAAATTCACAGATGTATTTACAAGCAAAGGTACAAAGGAAGAGCTACAAGAGAGATTTCAGCTAAATAGGCATTGTTTTGAGATTGAACATAATAAACCTTTTGAGGTAGGTAACTTTATGATAGTTCCATTCAATACTCAACATGATACAAATGAGCCTTTAGGATTCTTAATACACCATAAAGAGATTGGCAATGTAATTTTTGCTACAGATACCTATTATCTTAAATACAAATTTAGAAATATAGATTACGCATTAATTGAATGTAACTATAGTGAGGATATATTAGAAAATCTACCTGAGTATAGAGCAAGATTATTAAAATCCCATATGAGCTTAGAGAATTTAAAGGCTACTTTAAAAACTTGGGATTTATCTAGAACTAAAAAAATAGTTTTGATTCATATATCAGATAGCCATGGGAATTCAGGAAAATTCATAAAAGAAATAAATGAACTTACTGGAGTAGAGACAATTATAGCAGCTCCAGGAGTTGAAATATGAAAGGAGAATTATGGAGGAGTTTAAGAAATTCTTATTAGAAGGAAATCCTTATGCAATAAATATTGTTTTAAATATCATAGGTTCAGAGATAGAAAAGGCAGATCAAGGCAGTGATTATTTTAATTCACTTAAAGATTTAGCTCATAAGTTTATAAGAATAAAAAGTGAAAAAGGGGAGATTTAATTGGATTTGTTAGCACTAGCTAATCAAGAAAAATTTATAGAATTACTTAGGAAAACAAAGAGAGAAGGAATAGAAAGTTTAATTAAGTGGTTATTGGGAACTGACTTTTTTAGTGCTCCAGCATCTACAAGATTTCATAGTAACTATGAAGGTGGTTTATGTCAGCACAGCTTAAATGTGTATGAAATATTTAGCAAGAAGTGTAAAGATAATAGGATTGGATTATCTGAAGATAACATCATAATATCATCGTTACTTCATGATATTTGTAAAGCTAATTATTATATAGCTACTACTAGAAATGTAAATAAGGATGGAAAATGGATTAAGGTACCTTATTACTCAGTAGAAGACCAAAATCCTTTAGGACATGGAGAGAAAAGTTGCTTAATATTGCAAACATTCATAAAGCTCACAAAGGAAGAACTCTACTCCATTAGATGGCATATGGGTGGATATGAGCCTAAGGAAAACTTAAATACCATAAGTACAGCGTGGAATATGTGTAAATCAGCAGTATTGCTTCATACAGCAGATTTAGAAGCTAGTTACCTAATGGAAGAACATAGGGAGGCTTAATAATGGAAGAAAAAGATATAATTATCAAAAATTCAATAGGAGTTGGACAACAAAGACAACTACTAGAGTTAACTAGAGAATTAGTAAGAGCTTTAACTGAAGAAGAATTTTTAAAAATAGTTTCAGTTTATAACAGTGTAGTTAATAGATTAATTAAACAAGCAGAGGAGGAGGGCATAGAAATATGAATAAAGTAATACTTATCGGAAGACTTACAAAGGATCCTGAACTAAGTTACGCTCAAGGAAATGGAATAGCAATTTGTAGATTCTCTTTGGCAGTTACAAGACAATTTAAGAAAGATGAAACAGATTTTATTAATTGTATTGGTTTTGGTAAAACTGGAGAAATAATAGCACAATATCTTACTAAGGGTAGACAGTTAGGTATTGTAGGAAGCATAAGAACTGGTTCATATGATGCTAAAGACGGAACTAAAAGATATACAACTGATGTAATAATTGAAAGTTTTGACTTTATAGGAAATGGACAAAGCAATAATTCCAATGGATTTAATAATTCAGGAAGTGGATTCGGCGATAATTTTGAAGAAGATATGACACCCGTAGATGATGGAGACATGCCATTTTAATTTAAAGGGGATAGAGATATGAGAATTTCATTAATAATCTTAGCTGTAATATGTGCTGTTATTGATTTCGGATTATGCGTAAATAGCAGCAGAATAAGTAGATGGGAAGAAAGAAAGAGAGGAAAAGATGTATAGATATAAATTTACTAATACAGAGATAAATAAATTACTAAAAGAAAATTTAGTAATTATTTATGATACAAGAGAACAAAAGAATGATCACATATTAAAGGTGTTTGATGAAAAGGGTATAAAGTACAAAAGGCAAAAGGTTGATGAAGGAGATTATACAGGAATAATTACTGCTAGACCTGAAATGGGAATCAGCAGAGATTTATATTTCAATGTAGCTGTAGAGCGTAAAAATAGTATAGATGAACTTATAGGAAGTATAAAAGATGCAGATAGGTTTGAAGATGAATTTAATAGGGCCTTAGCTAAAGGAATTAAGATTTATTTAGTAGTGGAAGAAAAAGACGGAATTCAAAATATGAGAGCTGGAAAATATAGAAGTGAATACAAGCCAAAGGCATTATGGGGGAAATTTAATTCCTTAGAGGATAAGTATTTGAAAGGGAGCACATTTGTAAATAAAGATGATAGCGCGGCTATTATTTACAGTAAGCTATATTATTCAATTAGAAACTTGCTAAAGAATGGACAGATTGATTTGGAGGAGGAAGAAAATCAATGAAAATAGTGTTGAAGCCTTTAAAGTTTAAAATCAAACCTACACTATTAAGCCAAATTCATAAATGTGAAGAAGAAGATAAAGAATTTCTTACTGCAATAGTTAGAGAGGATGTAGGAAATGCCATTGAAGAATTTCACGATAAGATTACATCATCATTAAATGCATTAAGATTATTAGGAATTCCAATAGAGATAATAGCTAATGGACAAGATGAACATTTCAAAAAGTTAATTGAAAGGGGATGGAATTTTGAAGAAGATGCTTAACATTGGATATAACAATACAGTGTCAATAGATAAAATTATTTCTATATTGGATGTAGATAGTGCTCCAGCAAGAAGATTGATAAAAAATGCAAAAGACGAAATGATGTTAATTGATGCAACTCATGGTAAAAAAGCTTTATCAGTTATCATTGTTGAGAGCAACCATGTAATTGTTAGCTCAGTAGATAGAAAGACATTGTCAAAAAGGATTGATGATCTATGCATTTAGTTACGAAGAATCAAATTGAGCAGCTTTATATAAAACAAGGATTAACTCAAGAAGAAACTGCTAAAAGGCTTGGAATAGCTAAGTCAACTTTGTGGAATTATTGCAAAGAATATGGAATAAAAAGTACTAAGTTTTGGACTGATGAAGAAATATATTATCTAGAAGAAAACTACGGGAAATATTCTTTGAGGATATTAGCTAAAAACTTAAATAGAACCGAAAGTGCAATAAGAGGAAAGTGTTTAAGATTAGGTTTGACAAGCGCATTGGGTAATACTGGGTTATTGAACACTAGTGATATAGCTAGAGCATTAGGAATTGATAGAAAAACCGTATGGAATTACATCCAAGAGAGAGAATTACCAGCCAAGAAAAAAGTGGTACTTAACAAAAAGAAATTCTGGAGAATAGATATAAGAGATTTTTGGAAGTGGCTAGAAAATAATAAAGATTTAATTAATTTATCTAACTTAGAGAAGAACATGTTAGGTCCTGAGCCGGATTGGGTTGATAAAAAGCGGAAAGAAGATATAAGGAATAAGACCAGACATAACCAAAACTGGACTAAGGCTGAAGTTGATTATTTAAAGGCTAATTATAGAATAAAGACATTTAATGAAATATCAAGAGAATTAAATAGAACAGTAAGTTCAGTTCAGATTAAATCTAGGAAATTAGGACTATCTAAAGTTATTGAAATAAAGTGGAAACCTGTAGAAGTTAATTTACTTATAGATATGAAAAAGAAAGGATCAACTGATATTGAAATAGCTGAGGAACTAGGTAGAAGTTTAGCAAGTGTTGATTGGAAAAGAAAAGAGCTGCTTAAAAAAGGAGTTTTAGATTACAGATATAGAAGAGCAAGAGGGTGATAATTTGAGCCTTGATGATCTAAAGAAAGAGTACAATGCTTTATTGAATAGAAATAATAAAGCCGAAGAATTCTTTTCAAATGGAGAAGTTAAGAAAAAACACATACTAGAACTTTACAAAATAATAATAGGGTTAAGTAACTTAAGAAACAATATAGAAAATAGATTAGGTAGGAAAATGACTAAAGAAGAGATACTGAAAGGCTTTTAAGGAGGTGAGTAACTTTTGCTAGAAGATATAAATTTAAAGGAATTAATAGAAAGAGAAACAGGGGAGAAATTCAATAGAGAGGGGTTCATTAAGTGCCCCTTTCATGGAGAAAAAACTCCTTCTATGAGTATAAAGTTTTTCCCAGATAAAAATAAATATAAATTTAAGTGTTTTGGATGTAATGCTGGTGGTGATGCAATAGACTTTATATCTAAACTTAAAAATCTAGATTATAAAAAGGCTAGAGAATATCTAGGAATGCCTTTAGAAAAATCAGAGAGAGAACTTTTAGAAGATAAAATTAAAAATTTTATAGGATGGGAACTTACTAAATATAGAGAAGGACAAGAGCTCTTAGGATTATTTACTTTTGTAGATAAAGATAATAAGCCTATATATTATAAAGCTAAATTTATGGATCATAAGGAAGGTAAAAAGAAGCATGGTTACTATCATCTTGAAGAAGATAAAATCAAGGCTAATAGAGGACACGATGAAGTTCCTTATAATTACTACAGAACATTAAAAGCTATTCAAGATGGAAAAGTAATTGTAATAGTAGAAGGTGAAAAAGATGCAAATACAATAAATTCACTCTTTAAAGGTATTGATTATGAGGCTACAAGCTTTAAAGGAATAACAGATAATATAAATTTAGCTGGTGCTAGAATTTATGTTTGCGGTGATACTGGTAAAGCTGGTGAACAGTATGCATGGAAGATTTACAATGAATTGTTCTTAGGAGCTCTTGAGTTTAAGTTTATAAAATTACCTGGATTATCAGCTTTAGGTGATAACAAAGATGTTACAGATTGGATAGAATTAGGAAATACTAAAAAAGATTTAGAAAATGCCTTTCGTAGAAGCTTAGATTTGAAATCTAAATTCGAAATACAACAAAATTCTAATGGTATATATAAATGGATATGGAATAAGAAAGAGGATGAGCACTTTAAAGAATATATTACTAATTTTAAAGTGATTGAAGCAAAAAGAATTAAATTCATTGATGATGATAAAGAAGGCATAAAATTAGTTCTTAAATCAAATACTGGAGAAACATTTGAAAAGTATGGATATTCAACTGTATTTGATGATACTAAAAGCTTTAAAAACTTCTTAGGCACTATGGATTTGTCCTTTATAGGTGATGTAAAAGTTCTTACTGAATTGAAGATATGGATAAATAAATACTTTGCAATAGAAAATGAAGAAATCCACGGAGGAACTAAGTTCTTTAAAAAAGGTGAAGAATTAATTCTAATTACAAAAGAAGGAGCTATATCAAAGGAAAATATCAATCTTTCAATAAAAACAGATAGTAATATAGCTAGTGGAATAAAAGATATAGAAAGAATCAGTAAAAAAGAATTCCAACAATTAAGGAAACACTTATTTAAGTTTGCTACACCTGAAAAATCTATAAGTATTATAGGTACAGTAATAAATGATTTAACTGTATATCAAAGTCAAGAATTGAAAAATAAATTACATCATTTACTTATAGTCGGAGAATCAGGAAGTGGTAAAAGTACAATCCTAGACAATGTTATAGTCCCCTTATTAAATATGAGCAAAAATGATATAAAATCCATAGGTCTAACTTCTCCATTTGGATTAATTAGAGGATTATCAGAAGGTAATTATCCTATGTTATTAGAAGAATTTAAGCCTTCATCATTAGATAGATTTAAGATTTTAAAGCTATCAGAGATATTAAGAAATGCTTATGATAGGACAAGTGTTTCAAAGGGAAATAGGAGTCTAGAAACAGTGGAATTTAAACTGGATAGACCAATTATCCTAGTTGGTGAAGAAAGCTATCCAAATTCAGAAAAAGCACTTATAGAAAGAAGCTGCATAGTTTATTTGTCCAAAAATGAAAGAACTGAAGCTAATACTAAATCTATGGAATGGATAATAGATAATCAAGATCTACTTCAAAAGTTAGGAAGAAGTATTGTAGATGTTGTACTTAGATTAAGTGTAGAAGAATATTCAGAAATGAGGAAGATAGCAGCAGATAAAATAAATGAACTTTCTAATAGAGTTTTAAACACTGCAATAAATATTCACTGTGGAATGCAGATAATAAATAAAGTTGCTAAACAGTTAGGAGAAAAAGAAATTAAAGGATTTGAGCAACATTTAATAGATAATATAAAAACAGAAGTTCTTGAAGGAGCAGAGGAAGTTAATTCAGTAGTTGAGAAAATGCTTATAACATTTAATCAGATGATAGAGGATTCAAGAGTAATTTATCCTGATAGTGTATTTACTCAAAAAAATTCAAAAGTTTATATAAAGACTTCAGAAATGATAAATCTAATTTATGAGCATGTTCAAAGATTTGGAGCTGATGTTGTTCCTTTAAAGTTGAAAGATTTTAAAAAGCAAGCTAAAAAAGCAGGATATATAGTTGGAGAAAGCATTCCAACAAGCATGAAACAACCAGGGGGAGGACATAAGACAGTAAGGTTAGATGAATATAGTGCTGATAAATTAAGAGATTTAAAATTATTTGAAATAGTAGAGCCTTTGGGGTTGGTTGAGATTGATATTCCAGATGGTGAAGCAATGCCATTTTAAATAATTTGAAATTATTACGAAGTAACTTCAAAAGAAATGGCAGAGTAACTGGTTACTCCACCACAAACTATAAGTATGTATTTTTATGTTAATAAATACAATATAAATCAATTTAATGATTAATCTCTAATATTGAAATATGCAACTATAGTAGCCAGAGTAGAAGCGATTGATTGTAATAATACGATTAATACTAAAATAGACCATGCTTTGTTGATTAATGGAGAAAAATCTAAAAGGGATAAAATATAAGATGTTATTGCGATAGAACTATCTAGAAAAATCATTCCGATATATCTTAATATTAGCTCTTTCTTAGTTTCTTTATTCTGTGTTGGGCCACTACCGTTATCTATTTTTAAAGAGAAAATGGTTAAACCTATAGCACCTATAACAAAAATTAAATTCACAGTTAGTTCAGCTAAATATGATAAATCTGATGAAGTAAAATTATAACTTAATGCACAAAGTGCTATAAGGATAAAGTTTATAACAGTTAAAGCAGCAATAATTAGCCGTGAGCTTTTAAATGGTAGAAATATAATTTTAGGAACTGAGTTTAGGTTAGTAGATTTTTTAGATGACATGATTAAATACACTCCTTATTATTTTATATTAAGTTTCCTGAATATAATTTAATTATCATAAATAATTTATAAAAGTTTAATACGCAATTCAAAGAAAGAAACTGGAAATATTAGGAAGAAAAGAGAGGGACTAAAAGTAATGAAAAAAATTAAAATGATAAGTGTTGTAAGTTTAGTTTTAATTATATCAGTAGCAACTAAAGGGTGTGCATTATTGGAAAATGATTTAGGAAATCTTAAATCAGCTATGAAAGGAAGAGAAGCATTTATACAAACATATGATGAGGAAAGTAATATAATAGATAAGATTGAGGGGACATCAATAGATGTTTCTAGAGAGAGTAAGTTTGATACTGAAAAGTCGGATTCATCTGTTTTAAATGTAACTGTTGGTGGAAGTGAAATGGTACACGTAGGCAGCAGTTTAATAATGTATGAAAAGGGCTTAGAAAATCAATTTGAGACTTTTGCAAAAACAGTAGATGTAAAAAACTTTGATAGATCCACTCCATTTTTAAATAAAATGGTTAATAGTTGGGATAATATCACAACAGGTAGAAGTAAAGTAGTGTTAATAAGATCTCAAAGTGGAAAGCCACTTGCTACTTTTGCAGGTGATGAAGTAAGTTACTTTGCAACAGGAGTAGACAAGTCAACAGGAATTATGATTGATGGTAAATATTTATTTATCTACAGATGTGATTACTCAATATATGATACAGAGTTGCTAAGATAGATAATAATGTAAAGACAAATAAAAATAAAGGAGTAAAGAATGAAAATTACATGTAAAAATTGTGATGGAGAAATTGAAACAATAGAAATTAAGGAATTTGAAATTCACCAAGGATTAAATGGGGATTTTGAAGCAATAGCAATATTAGAAAATGGAGATTATTTTTTAATATTTGGAGAAAGGTTAGGAACTGTAAAAATTGAAGATTAATTCAAAGAGAAGGAGAAGGTATGAGAATAAATTTTCAAGATGTTTATAAAGAGAGAATTAAAAATATAGACAAGCAAATAAAAATAGCTGTAGCTAATAAAGAATGGACAAAGAAAGCAAAGCTTGAAGCTGAAAAAGCTAAATTGCAAGAAAGGATTAAGTAACTTTCATTAAAGGAGGTAGCCAATGAATAACAATCCACTTTATAGGAAAACTGAGGCTATTCTTTATAATTATAACAAAGTAAAAGCTCAGATTAAAAACATAGAACTAGAAATAGAAAATATTAAAAATGAGTTTAATGGTCCAGCAGCTATTGGGTATGAGGAAAGAACGCAATCTACTAATAGATTTAATTCCAGTATTGAAAATGAAGTTATTAATAGAGAAAATGAAATTAATCAGCTTGAGAGATATAAAAGGCAAAAGGAAATAGAAATTTTAAAAGTAGAAAATGCAATAGGATCATTAACAGATAGGGAAAAGATAATTATTGAAATGAGGTATTTCAAAAAATACAATAACAGGATGATAGCAGCTAAGTTAGATTTAGCGGAAGAACATGTATGTAGAATAAAGAATGCAGCTGTAAATCAAGTATTAGATTCAATATTTTAAGCGAGGAAGTTCCTCGCTTTATTTATTCCCAAAAGTATTTATTGTTTTTCAATATGATCAATTAGATTATAAATCTTATCTTCAAGGTCTTTAAATATATAATAATCACTCTGTGAAATGCTATTTGTATCAGGATACTTAGATATTAATTGTAGAATACCATATACATCTATTACTTCTTCTACTAGAGAATCATTTGAAGAATATTTAATTAATTCGTATTTAGTATTATTATATACATCAAATTTCAATTGATTAGCAAGATCTTTGAGAGATTTATCTCTTTTAGATTTGTTTATTAATACAAAAAAGCTAAATGAATTAAGCATATCTATATTGTATTTTATTTCTTGAATTAATAATTTTGAAATAATCTTCAACGCAAATTTCTCATTTTCTTTTCGTCTATTTTCACTATCTTTTGCTTGTTGCTCTAATTGTAATTTAGTTGTTTCCATAGATACTTTACCACCATATATGGCTGCGAAATAAGTTCCTAGGATTCCTATTCCAGCTGCAATAACTCCACTATATGTATTAAAAATTAAATCATAAATTTTATCATTTTCAGGATTACTATAATATATTGGTACCATCCAATGAGCAATTTTGCTTAGAAAAATTATTAAGGTAGTCAATGAAGTTACTATTATCAATGTAGATATTATTCCAAAAACAATCTTGTCAATATCATCGACTATAGTTCGTAGCCATTTTAAGAAACCAAGGATTAGTAAACCAAGTGAAGAAATCAAAAATATAATAAGAAATACTAAGCTTTTAGTTATTAATATAAGTAAGAAACTTAAGATAAATGGTATAATCAGCAAGATAGTTGTTTTCTTAAAGTTAATTTTATCTATCCATTTTTTTATAAATCCTTTAATATCTATACCTAATATCTTATTTAT